TCACCAATTCACGCTCTCGATTTGATCAAGATCATCAGGCTTAGAATTCAGCACAGCCAAGCGCGTATCCAGATGATTTAACGTATCAGTTATATGCGCTTCCATCGCCAGCGCGACAGCTGTAATTTGACTAGCAGAATGATCGCGCCGAGCCCATACACCAGCGTTATCAGCACACATAAATTTGTAAGGATCACCGGCACTACCAACAGCCTGAGCTTTGCTGAATCTAGCAGTCATAAACTGCTGATCATCCTTGGTCGTCGGATAACGATGGATAGTGCCAAGCGCGTCGTGTTCGATTCCCGATGTTATCTGCGCAGCACAGGCCAATTTTAGCTTAGCGATTTTAGCCGCCCTGGCGGCCGCATAATCAACAACCCATGCGTTGCCACTCCAACTATAAAACCCATTGGGCTTTGGTATAGCAGTCAGATTGCCTGGCAAGGGTCCAAGGGCGGAATGATGCGATTTGATACCAGTTGCAGTGTCCCAGACATCGCCCCGGTTATCCTCGGATACAACCCATGCATCACCATCAAACACGGCTACTTCTTTTGCATTAGTAACCGCCAGCGGTGCTAATAAGGTGTGATGAGCAGGCCGCGTCAATGGATCGGCAATGCCCAAAAATTCACCAGTCGCGGGGTCATACTGATAATACACAGGGGCAATTAAGGAGGAACCCGCAGGCACAGTGTCGCCTATTGCAGATATCTCGCGTCTTGAGCCATCTGCTAAATAGTAGTCTGTACCGCGATAATCACTAAACAAAGCCCAATCAGTACCATTAAAAACAGCAACTTCATTAGGGCCAGCTTCAGGAGCGAGAACGGTAGTTGCCCATGCTGGGATTAGATAGCTGCCGGGGATTAGCGGATCATGATCGGCAGTCGAAGAGCACAAATATTCGCCGGTAATATGGTGATAATGAAAAATATCCATGGCAATCCTTAGTATTTAATGCAAGCCAAATAGGCGACGTTACGAGGTCTGGTTTCTGTTCCGCCCGTCGGATTAGTTGTACCATCATGAGCATGCGTAGCAGTCTCGTTACCCAAAGTAGCTGCGCCAGCACTTGTATAACTAGCTCCAGGAATGCCACCATCCAAACCGGCATACAGAATATCCGACCCGGTAACTGCTCGTGCTACGTTAGCCGATACCAAATGTGTATGACCGGCGTCAATATGAGAGTGGTATGCATTTTCTGTTTCAGTAATAAAAGTATGACTATGAGATGCATTACTGCCTGATTGAACAGACCCAAGAGACCTACCTGCATCAACCCCACGACCGTCATCCCATGCGCGCAGAAATTCGCCCCGCAAGTCAGGCAAATTGAACGTGGTAGAACCATCACCAGCACCGTATGTTGTGCCTATAAGGCTAAATAACGCCCAATACACAGTACGAGAAACCGCCGCGCCATTGGCTTTCAACCAGCCGGATGGAGCACTTGAAACAGGAAAGTAGCCGATAACGCCAGTTGTCTCTGAAACCCCTGGCGCGGACTGTGAAATAGTCCAGTCCGATATACCGGTTCCGGAACCGCTGATCTTTTGAGAATCAACCACCATCGCGCCGGTTGTAGCGTTGTATGAAATCACATCGCCCAGCATCCAGTTGGCACCGTTCGCGGTAGAAGCAATCTTTACGGTCATCCCGGGCACAAAACTTTTGCTCACATCAACCGTTAACGATTTGCCGCCAAAACCAATAGTCATCGTCGTCGTACTATTTGCGGTCACAGCGCCCAAATTCATCGCTTCTGCAACAGCGTTGGCCTCTGTGCGAAACACAGACAAAGCCCCCAAAAACGCATCGGCCTTGGCAATAAATACTGCTGGCGTATCGCTACGGAGCGGGACAGGTGGAAGTGGAGAAATAGCCATCAGGTAAGCCCTTCAAGTTCAAGGTTGCAAAGTGATTCAGTGGGATAAGCGATGGTGATGCTAAAGTCTTTATAAAAACCGTAAATCACCGTTGAGCGGTAATCCTCAGTACCTATATAAAGAATGGGAGTAGCGCGATAAGTTGCCAGCAGGTTTTGCAGATAATCGACATTTCCAGCAACCACCCAAAATGTAAAGCTGGCGTTTTTGTTATAAGCCCGTTCCAGAATGGTGTAATTGCCAAAGTCATCGCGCTTTTTAACCGAGTAATCTTGGATGCCCGCCTTGGCTCCGTATTGCGTGCCGCCAAGCACCTTTTTAAACCCTAGCAGCAACGCCCCAATCGCCACGTTATAGCCAGGATCGCTCAAAATCACGCGCACAGTAGCCGCGTAATACGGTGGCAAATCGAACGCGACAAAGTCGGTTTTGCGGGCAATCGGCTCGTAAAAATACGAATACCAGTCCGTGATACCGCTGTCGGAAATCAGTGAAGTCGTTTTGTCGTACACCACGCCATCAATAGCGTCTGTCATGATGATGCGGACGGATAAGCCTGCGATATTCAGCAGCGCAACCGTATCTATTCTGTCGGTTGTTGTAAATGTCAGGTCGATGGTATTGGGATTGACCGATTGCGAATTAATCGCCTCATCAAACATTTTCCAGCGGTTTGTGGAGCCAACATGTAACCACCAAGTTGGCTCAGACACATCGTGCGCTACATTTCCGGCTTGTAGGGATTCAAAGACCAAATGAGTATTCGTGCCCACAATTCGCACCCTATCACCAAGTCCATAGGTCGTACCCACAGACCACGGTGAATAATCGGTTTCAGGTATATTCGACGATGTTAACACCGCATCGTTAACCAGAAACGGCCTGACTAACATCATCAGACGGTCCTCACTGCCGGCATGCCATCACCGTTCCAGCGTTTCAGGATTCTTGCGGTATCCGCGGTGTTTTGTGCGATCGCAATTTCTTGCGCTTGCAGCTCGATACGCAACTGGCGGATTTGCTCGGCAACGGCTTCGTTGCTTTGCGCGACGGTGGTATACGCGCTGGTCACTGCATTACCGGGATTGATGCCGGGCAGGGTTTGACCAGGCAAACCATTGGGCATGAAAACTTTATCGGGCGTGGGCGGCAACAAGCTATCGGCTTTGGAAATGCCAGCCAGTTGGGCTAAGCGCAAATAGCGGGTGTAATCGACCGCTGTGGCAAACGTGTCTTTGCTCAGCAGCTCCATGCTTTCTCGGAGCTTTTCGTTGGCCTGATAATACGTATCGGCGGCTTCAGCCAGGCTCAACAACTGGTTGTAGCGCTCGCGCCCGGCTTCGGTATCAAGTTGTTGCGCATTGACCAGGTCGCGATAAGCAGTGCGGGTATCGGGCAGCATCAAACCGAAGTCGCCCAGGTTGGCAATCAGGCGGCGGGTGGTGTTCGCCAACTGCTCGGCCTCGGTGTAAAACTTGCTGTAATAGTCCTGGAACAGGCCTTGGAACTCTTTGATACCGCCGGCCAACGTGATTAAACCATCGGCCATCTCTACCGCATCGCCTTTGAAGCTGCTGCCAACCATATCGATCGCATCCAGCACCACGGCTTTTTCCGCGACTAAGCGGGTTGCGGTTTCAAACATGCCTTCACCAAGCTTTTGATACTTAGCAATCAGGCTGCCGAATATCGATGTGGTCATGGTGTCCAACTGGGTGGAAATGACGTTATTCAGCGTCTTAACCATTTCATCAGCAGTCATGCCGAATAAATTGACCTTGATCCCGGGAATCACATATTGATTTACCGCAGTCGTCATATCCTGACCAAACTGATCAGCCATCGACAGCATGCTGGTGCCCATGCCTTTAAACATCTTGGTCAATGCATCGGTAAACTCAGGATCGAGCGCACCCATCACTTCGGAAACCGTGGTTTTTTTGCTAAACCAGCTTTTTTTAGTAGTGGTGATTTGCGTGTATTGCTGGCCGGAAATCTCCCCGCCATTCATCAAATCAGCGAGGTTTTTCGCATTCAGAATGACGCCGTTGCCAGTCACTTCACGCTTGGTCGTCCCAAACAAGCCGTTAAGAATAAATTGGCCGATAGGGTCTTTAGGCAGTATTGCTTTAGCGTTGGAAAACGTCCCGGTATTCAAATTTGGTGGCAGTTGCAAACCACCGCTTTGGAACAATCGAGTAATCGAATTGGTGATGCCTTCCTTAAGCGCGGCCACGCCCGCATTGATGCCGCGAAGTTCGCGATATTCTTTGGCGTGGATGTCTTGCAATAACTCATATGTGTTTTTAACCGATTCCGATTTTGCCGTTGGATCGCCCAATACCGTGCCACTATCGGGTGACGTTGGAATCGCCGCAGTACCCACAGATGAACTGCTTGATTTTGAAAACCCCAGCCCAGCCATCACCGCCAACATCGCCGCCACACCGGCAAAACCCAGCCAGCCGGATTGACTAAAAAACTTAGCCGCACCGGCGGCCACGCTGATAACCGTCTCTTTTAATTGCGCCGCCATCCGGATGGCCGACAAGCCCATTTCAAGGGTATGAAAGGCCTTATAAGCGGCAGTTTTTTTATCAAACAGTTGCGCGGTCGCACCGGCCAGCCGCGCAGCGCCGGCAATCTCGGCAGCCGTTTTTTGCTGATTCAGCTCTTTTTCCTTAAGCATGCCACGGCGGATCAAATCAGCATTAGCCAGCGGATTTTGCTGGGCTTTTGCCAGCTGCTCGGCATTGGCGGCTTGGGCTTGCGAGAACTTATCCATTTGCTCAGATAAGTCGGAAAATGCACCGGTTAACAAATGAATGCCACCCAACGCGCCGTCAAACACATCGCCGCTGGTCGCGCCCATTTTGCTTAAACTGCTATCGACCTGGTTCAGCCACTTGTCGTATTCTTCGGCGGATTTCGCCGCCTGGTCCAACTCGGAATTAATCGCCTTATCCGCCGCCGAATAAGCACTGAGGTTTTGCCCGCCTTCGGTGAAATGCGGTACGGCTTGCACGATGGGATTGGCTTTTTGCGCGGATTTATCGCGGGCATCGTCGGCCTTGGCCAGCAGCATGATGTACTGTTCCAGGCTGATGTTGCGGGTGTTATAGGCCTTGGTGTATTCCGCCACGGTATCGATAAATACCTGGTCGGATGTGCGGGCCTGGTCGCGCAAAGCTTGATAGCGTTCTTCGATTTTCAACGCTTCTTGCTTGGCTTTGTTCAGGGCTTGCTGGGCGGCGTGTTCGGCTTTAGTAGCTGCGGTTTTTGCATCGGCCGCTGCTTTCTTTTGCGACTCTTTTCGCTTATCCGCATCAATGCCGGCCAATTCATCCAGCCAACCTTGAGTTTGCGATACCGCAGTACGACTGGCGGCGCGTTGTTGTTCGGCTTTTGCCAGTTCATCCTCGGCGGCTTTTTGCTTCTTCAGCACATCAAGCCGGTTTTTTTCCAGATTGATGTCGTAACCGGAATAATCCGATATTGTCTTACCGACTACCCCAGATTGGTTGTAGGTTTTAATGCGGGCTTCCAGGTGGGCGATTTGATCGTCAACAGCGCCACTCATATTGCGCCGCAAGATGTTCAAGCTATTAGTCATCGAACTAACAATGCCTTTAACTAGCCCTTCACTTTTATCCTGCATCAACGTGTCTTCAAATTGATGCCATGCATCGGACAGGTTGGATATTTTGCCGTTCAGGGTTTCCATCGCCGTCGCATTGCTACCGCTGGACAACTCGCCCATCTTTTTGATGATGGCGTCGATCGCATCGCGGCCCATTTCGCCCTTCGCCGACATCTCCATGATTTCCGCGCCGGTTTTATTCATGGCTTCGCCGGCCAGCTTATAAATGGGGATGCCGCGTTCGGCCAATATGACCATGTCTTCTTGCTGCAATTTGCCCTTGCTGTAGGCTTGGCCAAGTTGCAATGCAATGGCGGTCAGCGTTTCCTGACTGCCTCCCAGCTTACTGGCCTGATCGGTCAAGGCTTGCATGACTTCGCGGGTAGGGTTTAGGCCCATGCCTTGCAACGTGACGAAGGTTTTGGTTAAGCCATCGATCTCATAAGGGGTGCGGGTAGCAAAGTCCTGAATAAATTTAAACTGGATGGCGCCGGCCTGGGCGGAACCGGTCAACGATGTCAACTGTGCGCGGAGCATCTCCATGCTGCGGTTGGTGTTCAAAATGTCGCGGGCCAGGGTAGCGGCCACGCCGACCGATAGAATGCTGCCGGCCATGCCGGCTATACTGCCGCGCACAGCTGAGGCCAGATCGGCGGTTTGCGATCTAACCGACGCCACGCCTTTGCCCAGTTCTTGCGTTGAGCGGTTGGCGGCATTCATGCCAGCGGCCATATCGGCACCGGCTTTTTGGGCGTCCTTGCCCAGATCGACCACGGACTTATCCACCTGATTAACAGACGCAACGGCCACTTTGCCATCGGCTGTAATTCTCAGTTTCAGTTCCATGTCGCTCATTTCTTTTGCCTTTGCTCTCTAAATGCCGTTACCGCCGCGCGTTCCATGATTTGCAAATCATCAAACAGCGCCTCGCGGTTCTTGATACGTTTAATCCGGAATACCGATTCAACCCCGGCATAATTCAACCCAATCACTTCACCCATTGCGCCTATCTGCCATTGGGTATCCAGTGATAAAAACACCATCACCGATTCCCAGTTTTCCGCCTCGACCTTGAAGCAGGTTTCCGGCTGCGCAAAGCCCGCCGGCAGTTCGATCCCGAGTGCAGCGCAATCGTCGCTAAACTGCTGGGCCTTGCCGCTGCCCCCGTTCGCCCACCATTGCGCCGCCTCGATTAGTTTTTTCTTTTTTGCCCGGAAATGCTTTCAAACCAGGCCGAGATCACCGACGGCCGCACGGGAAATATCTCCAACAGTTTGTCGCGCATCGCTGGCGAAAACTCGACCGGTTGACCTTGGTCGTCGGTCACTTCGTCCCAGCCGATCAGGATTTTTTTTGCCAGCTCATCGTCGGTCAGCTTGTCGTCACCGCTTTGGCTATCGGCTTCCTCGGTCACCCGCGCCCGTTTCACGATTTCATCGATTTCGGACTGCGGCAGGCGTGGGAAAAACGCGATAAAGGTTTTTTGCTGAGTCTTGCCGCTGCCGTCTACGAACGGCACTTTCACCGGCCATTTGATTTCGTCGGATTGGCCTACGAGTTGAAACATGTCTACTCCTGACCTTTAATGACTTCAGAAACGCTGATTTCTCGGCTTTCATATACATACCGATCAGCGGATTCGCCATGTTGCAACGCAAATTGCTCAATGACTTCGCCATTTTCTTTAACAGTTACACGCACTTCTTTTTCGTCAGATAAATGCGCTCGAATAGTTACTTGAGTAGTCATACCAAATCCCAAAGTTAAAATTTATTTCGCAACAATCACAAATTCATCGTTGCCGTTGATCGGCATAAACTGCATGCCGAATTCGAACATCGCGATACCGTCGGAATCCGAATATTTCGGCGCGGTAATCTGCATGGATTGCGATGTCACGGAAATGATGTTGCCGGGGGTTAATCCGTGCTTGACGCCAAACGGGCCGTTGGCGGCATTTTTCGCGCTGGTCCACCAGTCTTTCGTACCCACAGCCACCGCTTCGATACTGGCGCTGCCGGTCGGTTTGCGGTTAGTGATCAACACCGATTCCGCGCCGACCAACTGGCGATAGGTCACGCTATTCGCCACATCGAAGGTCAGTTTTTCGAGGATGGCATTGTTGTAACCCTGCAAATTCAGGTTGGTAGTATTGGCCGTGGAAATGGTTTGCGGTGCCTGGAAGCCAGAGAACGAAACCGACGGCAACACCGCATCGGAGATCGTGCCGAGCAAGCCGGTAAAGGAGAATTTCAGCACCGGCAATGCCTTGGCGCTCATGTCCATCGTAAACGTGCCGCGCGCGCCGAGCAGAATATGCCGCGTACCATCCAGATTGAAATACAAGGAAAGAGAGGTGCTGGTGCCGAAAGCGCTGGTCGGTGCATATTGCGCCATCGCGCCGATACTGTATTGACTGGTCGCATCCGGCGCAGCCGACCAGGGCACCGATACGGTAGCAATCTTGGTCGTGCCGTTATAGCTGAGAATTTCACGGGACGTGCCGATGTTAGTGCCTGCGGTAATGCTAACAGTGGCACCGTTATAAGCACCATCTACCGCTGACGCGCCGGCTGCCAGCTTGATGCTGGATGTCGAGCCGCCGACTTGAGCCGTGCCGGTTACAGCAGCCGCCAGCAGCGTTTCAGTAAACGCGCAGGCGGTCACTAACTTGCCCCACGGCGGTGCAGTGCCGGCCGTGCCGGAGCCGACCAGTTCCACTTCGAAATCCAGCTTGGCAAAGTTCGAGACGCGTATCTCACCGGACGAACCGAAATACGGCCGGATGAAATCCCGCTGCACTACGTCACCTTCCAGCGGCATCAAATCCAGATTGCGCAACAACAGCGCATCGCTGCCGACCGGGCTGGCGTCAACACCGTACGTGGTTTCCAGTTTCGCGATAATCACGCGCTTGTTATTTAATAACGACATCGCTTAGCCCTCGTTGTTGTTGCGTTTTTCGCCGGTAATGGGATCGAGTATCCAGCGCCCGTGATTGGGATCGTGCGGTTTTTCCTCGGCGACAGGCGCATGAATTTCCGCCACAGGCTCTAACGGCTGAGCATCTTCCGGTTTGCTGGTTTTGGTGGTTGCGGCCATATCGGTCTCCAAACAGTTAAATAATGAAAAAGTTAACGCGCGGCCAACAGCATCGAGATTTCCATTTCGTGGAATGGATGCCGAACCGATAAATCGTGAATGGTTTTTGCCTCGCCCAGATACAGGCAATCGTTATCCAGATGCCCAGGCTCCAGACAGTCAAATATCAATTGCTCGATGATTGCAAGTTGAGTGATGCCGTCGAACACGTCGTTAGTGATGTCCGGCTCGTGGACGCCAACCACCAAGCTGACCCGCTCGCTATGCCGACCGCCAACAGTATTCGCGCGGGTGCCAGTGACCGGCGCGTAGCAGATCGAGGGGTAATCGTTGGCGCTAACCGGCCGCTTGTAGCCGATTAAATGCCTGGCCGCGCGACCGTAACGCGCTTGCCAAAAGGCATTCAGCGGCGCATCGTTCATCAGCTTGCTGCGTGCGGCTTGTAAAGCTTTGATGCTCATCGACTAACCCGAGGATAAAACCAAAAAGCCAAGCCCCCGCCGGATAACCGGGCGGAGGGCTTAGGGTTGGGGGTAGTCTAAAGAAAGGGGGTGTTGCGGGGTATGTGAAGGGATTCGTAAGACAAAATGAAGCGTAATTTATAGCGCCATGGGATATTTCCCATACAAAACATCTTTGTACCAATCTGTCCATTTAGTGATTACCCAACCGCTTTCGTCGCGTTGGTATGCCAACCAATCTAGCAGATTCAGGATGCCATTATTGCTATCATAACCCTTAACCCACGACGTTGAATCCGCAGCGGCTTTGAGCGTGTGCCCACCTATAATAGCGAGTCCAGTGCCAGTTGCTGTATTGATCACGTTTGACTTTACAGTTGCAAAATCGATTGCATTTGATAGCAGAGCAGTCAATTGCAAATCATAAAGAGTATCAGATGTTTTACCTTGCAAAGCAATTAACGTATTGTTGTTTTTTTTGTTCATTGGCCCGACAGCTCGGCAGGATATAACGCCAGCAGCCTTCAGCCCAGCAATCAATCCGGCGTCTCGGAATCCTCCTACATAAGCATGGCAATTTGCCGCATCTTCTGTCGCCCCAAGCGCTTTAAGATAGTCTCTATTTTTTATTACATTATCTAAATAACGCGATGCTCCTATACCGCTAAAATTATTATTGTCGGTACTATGGTTTATCGCTTCAAACAATCCTGACTTATGATTAATTAGATTCGCAAGCTGAGAAGACGTGAGAAAATCTGCTCCAGAATCTATAAAGTCACGAGCAATTGAAAACGATATAGGAAGCCCACGCTTTTCAGCTTCCTCCGCTAGCCACTGATGTTCGGCATAGCCATCATCAAACGACAACATAACAGTTGGCAAAGGGCTGGGTAACACGTAAACGCTGGATATAAATACATCTGATACGCTCCAATTTGCAGTAGCGACTAAACGCAACCTGACTCTATTGTTGCCCGTAAATGCGGGTGACCCACTGGTAAAGTCTGCACCAACAGCAATTTTACCCAATATTGTCCACCCGTCAGGCGTCACCCCAAGAGGTTGTAGCGTATATGTTGAGTAATTGGCAAATCCACCGTCCCCAACAAATAATACGGCCTGAGATAATGTATTTGCACCGGATACTTTTACAGCGCAGAGCAGCATCCTAGAGTTTATCAACTCGGCTTCAGCGTCAAAATCGAACGCCGCACTCGAAATGCCCATATCTAAGTTGACAGACGTCCCCGCCACAGTGATCGCACATTTTGATGTCGGTCGGCCATTAAACATATTTGCCAAATCAATCGACAATCCGGTTGTGCCTCCTGTCAACGTTTTCTCGTTTATGAGAGCAGTGCCAAACGGTACAGCTTCATGCTGAAACGGTCTTCGTTTGTAAAATGCGGGATATTCGCGCTGCGCACCACTATATTCTACGCTTAGCCCCTTTATTTTAAGGATATCGGCTATGAGCTCATATTGTGTTGAGCCACTGACCGCTGTAATTATCAACTGCATGTCACAACCGAAAGGCCCTAAGTCATTAATGCCAATCAAGGATCTCGGCGGGTATGTTTTACCCGTGTTATCAGTCAATTCTATGAGCACATTGCCGCTTACGCTTAGAACCTGTCCAGCCCGCAACAACTCCCCAGTCTTATCCGGCGCAGTCAACGTTTTCATTTATGCTCTTCCCAAAGTGATTGACCCAAAGCCGCCGCTGGTCGGCTCAGCTAAGCCCAGCGCGGCGCGGTTTAGTTGTTGAGCCAGCATGTCGGCGCTGGTTTTGTATTGATTGGCTTTGTCGATCATCAGCGAGTTGTCGCCCATGCTGCCGTCTATTGCAGCCAGGCGCTTGGCCCAGTTCACCGCAATTTCTTTCAGAATTTTATTTGGCAAGGTGATAGTGGCGGCATCGGCAGGCGAAATACCCGCCGTGCCCAGCGCCAAATCGACATACACATCCGCGCCGTCCAAATGCGCATCGGTGACGACCACGACCGGATCGGCGCAATCGGCTAGCGTGCAATATTTACCCATGATTAAGCCCCGATGTTGCCAAATGTGCCGCGAATACCGACGTGGCATGCGTCAGCATGCGTTGCTGACGGCCTTCCATATCGGCGAAGAAAAACGGATGCGCCTTGCTGCCCTGGTGAGTAACGGCACGGCGGATGATGTAGCCGCCACCGGCCATTTGTGGACCAACCGGCGAGGCATTGCCACCGGTGGGTATTTTTAAGCCTTTGCGGCCCGCCTTGGGTGTAATTACCCACGGTTGATGCCCCACATGTACACCGGTGCCGTGCTCGACGTAACCGGCATAGTCCTTGTTTGCGTAGACGACGGCCGAGCCGTCGGTATTGGGCGCCCAATTAATGGCTTGCTCCAAACCGCCGCCAGGGCTGCGCGGGGCAAAGCCGTTGCCGGCCTTGATCCAGTCGTGAATATCCACCACATAGCTTTCCGCCATCGCATCCGCCACCCGCTGCGCGTTACGCGGATCGCGCAACGCATCAAGCACGGAGGGGATGTTGCCGGTGTCCAGACTGATGGACAGCACTTACGCGCCCTCAGCCTGATCAGCAGCCAACACCCAACCCGCAGCCAACCAGTTGACCAGTTCATTCGGATGGACATCGGCGGTTGTTGGGCCATCGTCAAACGCTGGTTCTGCACGCACCATCGCTATGCGATCAAGGGAGTCTGCCGGCAGAATATTTTCAGGTGGTTCCGGCAGGTTTCCTGCCGAGATTTGCTCCGCCAGCCAGGCTGCTTCCTTTTCTGTGAGTTCGCCAGCGCCGTTTTTGTCGAATGCGAAACCACCATCAGGCGACAAAACAGCGATATTCGGCCAGTAGACAAACAATACTGAATGTTCTGGCTCATCATTGTTGCCATCATCTTCCAACGATGCCGAGGACGGCCCGTCTATTACTTCCTTGTCCGCCTCGGCTGTTTCCTCCGCATCGCCTGCTGACAATGATTCAGCTTCGGCCTGGGCATTTGTAACAATTGCAGGTTGTTTGACTTCCGTGTCGGCGGTGCCTCCGCCCACATCACCGGCACCTACCGATGGAGCAGATTCACTGCCCAAGATAATATCGCCCTCCAAGGCGGGAGCCTTCGGCGCATCCAGCACCGTCGGATCCCTTTCGGGGTTTTTTTCTGTGATAGCGGCTTTAGCCGCTTTAGAGGTCGCCATGGCTTAACCCAACAACGTGGCAGTATGCGCGGGGTTGAAATTGGCCGCGCCCCAGCAAATCGCTACCTCGTACTGCACTTGCTTGTATTGTGCATACACCGAGATTTCAAAAGTTAAGCCGCTCATAGGATCGGTCAGCGAGAAGCGGTCCGATGCGGAATCGCCGCCTTCAGGCAAGGCCGGTGTCCGGGTTGCCAACACAATCGCCGAGCGGCTAAACGCCAGATTAGCCGCATAACTGTTGCCGACGGTGATAGCGGTGTTGTCCGCCACTACCGAGCGCAAGCCGGGCTCATTCAGCGCCAGGGAGCCGCCGCTTAATGCGGTGCCGACGATGTGTTTATCGTTGTTGCCGTTAAAGGTGATCACGTCGCCGGCCAAGATGGTGCCGGTGCCGGTATCGGCGGCAATGGTAGTCGCGCCGCTGGCATAGCCCGCGCCGTTGTTCACCAGGTAACTGGCACCGGTGCCTTTGGTGTGATTTTTAACCTGCGCGGATTCGCGAATCTGCATGCCATGCACATCCAGCAACACGCCTTGACGCTGCATCGTATCCGAGCCGGCTTGCTGCGCTTGGGTTTGTTTGCCACGGAATACCGCGCCCGCTGTGGTATTAATCACAAGCTGTAGATCGGATGTCGGCGCGCCGTTATCAATCAGGATTTGCCGCACGAACGATGCGTCGGAATAATCGCCGGCCGTCGCAAACGGCGTGGTGCCTGCCGCGCCATAAGCGCGCGACGAGGTTTTATACAAAGCGGCAATGTCCGCCTCGATCTCGTTGCACAAAGTACGCATGGCTTGCGCAAAACGTTGTGCCCGCACGGTCAATACGCCGGGACCGGTATTCAAGCCCAGCGACTCTTCGCCGGTAAAGCGAACAGGCACACGCCGAGCCTTGGAAATGGTGATGGTTTTGTTGCCGATGTTAGCGTCACCATCATCCGGCGGCGTAACGCCTGGGGTAATGTCGGATGCAGACGCAGCCGGCGCAACAGGCGCGCGAACAGTTTGGCCCACGGCAGCGCGGGCCACGTCGGCGTCCAACGTCACGGCGGGGATAAAACCGACCTGTTCGCGCGAGACCACGGCCAGCGCGGCGTACATGTCGGGGATTAAATTGGTTAAGGTATTAGGCATGATAGGTTCCTAAAAATCTGAAAAGGGACGCTTAAACGACTCGCTTAAACGACTTTGCCGCCGTCGGCGATGAATTTGGAACGGGCGGCATGGTCTAGCGCCTCAAACTCCGCGCGGGTATGAGTTTTAGCGCCGCCCTGCGCATTTTGCGGCGCACCGGAACCGGTGCCGCCTTGGGCTTTTGCCAAAAACGGCTTGGCCTCAAGTAATGCCTTGACCGCATCCGCAACCGGCTTGCCGTCGATGGTGACATTACCGGCGTCGTCCACTTTGGCTTTGCCGGCCAGCAGGTCTTTGACGGTGGCCGGGTCAACTGCTTCCGCAGACGCCGCCAACAGCGCATTGCTGATGGCCGCGCCTTCGAATTTAGTTTTGTAGGTGTTGGCTTCGGCGGCTTTGGCATCGGCCAATTCTTGCAACTTGCCCTGGGCTTGCAATTGGGCCTCGGTCAAAGACTTGATGCTTTTATGACCGGTGGCTTTTTCCAGCTCCTCAGCATGCTCGGAGTCTCGCTTGGCTAATGCCGCGTTGATTTGGGCCTGCACATCCACAACCGGCGCGGGAGCACCCGCGCCGGACTGGCTCGCAGAGGTTGGGGTGTTGGTGGGCGCGCCGCCGCCGGATTGGCCGGCATCGTCGCTGCGTAATACATGACGGACTTTAAACATGTTCGTGATCCTGTGTCGGATAGTGAAAATTGAATTCGACGACAGGATACGAAGCGCAGCTTTGCATCAGTATGCGAAGCGCTTCGGAAGGGATGGATTTAGGAAGGTTTGCCGATTGGCGGAGAATTTATACCACGACTTTAATCGTGCGTGCCGTTTCTGGCGAATTTAACGGGGGTTTAACGGGGGGTAGTGCCTTTTTCAGATACGACGAATGCGGCTCCGTCAATTTTTGGCGCTTAAATCGCTTTATTTTCGATTTCAGCTTGCGAGAGCAATCCCAAGCCATCGGGCCGGATCAATTTATCGACGGACAGGCCTTTTTCAATCGCCTTAGCCGCCCAATCCGGCAACACGTCCTGTTGTTTTTCTGGGGACAGGTTACGCAACCAGTCTGCATAATTCTTGTCGCCACGCTCCATTACCGGCGATACGCGCGGAATCAGTAGGCACATACAGTGCGGGTGGGCTTTAGTTTTGGGCACAGTGTCTTTGGTAAACACGCCTTTGCCCAGGCCCATGTCGATGCTGGCGTAATAGTCGCAAATGTCGGTTACCGGATGGCTGGCCGATAGCCGCCATTGGTAGCCGATGATATGAGGCTGATCAATGGAGCTTTCGATCACGGCGCGATGACCGGCGTTTGCCATCTCGGTGCGGGCGATGCGCTTCAGGTTGTATAGCTGCTTGTCGTATGTCCACCACTTCACGGCTTTATCCAGCAACTCTTCGCGGCCTTTTTCCACGGCCTTTTGCATTTCGGATAACACCCGCTCGGCGGCGGATCGGCTGCCGGTGGCTTTTAGGCCGTCGATAATTTCGCGGGCATTTTCAACTGCTGCATTCCAGTCGGCGCGGGCGGCCGGATCGTGGATCAACTCCAGCGCGGCGCTGTGTAATTCGGCTACCCAATCGTCGATGTGCTCGGAGACGATCTTAAAGCGCTGGTCGCCGGCAGATCGCTCGATGGTGCGCTGCATGTCCATGGCAATGCTATCGACCGCTTTGCCGGCGCGGATGCCGTCTTGCAGCACTTGGGCTACACCGTCGCGGGTGGCATTGTCCCACTTCCACAGGCGATCACTTAGGGTTAAGCCATCCGGCCATTGCTGCTTAAACGACTGCTCGGCCAGCTTCAGTACAGCTTCCGATTGCATGGGTTGCTGTGTCGCCGTGGCGGCTGCCTTACTGATTCCTAAGCCAATAGCGGCCTTCATCGCGTCTATGTACTTGCTCATCACATCCTCCGTTTCCGGCGTTAAAACATAGCCGGTTTTGCGGAGTTGTTTAACCAGTGCCTCAATAAATTTGAGGGTGTCGCCTTGAATTTCGCCTTCTAGCTTGAGAACTTCGCGGGCTAATTGGCGGTAGAGTGCGGGGTAATCGGTCATTGGCCGGCTTGCTGGGCAATCCGGTCGCCATAGGTGTCGCCCTGTGCGTCAATGTCCTTATCAATCGCCGTCATGGTGCTGGGCGCGGTGTCGTTTGCCAGGATTTGTTTTGCCAGGCGTTTTTTGATGGCTTTATCAAACTCCGGCCCCATACCCAACGTTACCGAATCCATAGCGATGTTGATGGCCGTTTGCAGATCGGACAGGTTAAAGTCTTTGGGATAGGCGATATTGCCGGTGAATTGCTTGTCTTGCCAGGCATAGACCAGGCCGGCGATTTCCACTTCCGCCGCTTCGCAGTTTTCCGCCATGTCGCCCAAGGTGCTGTTGCATTCTTGGAAGTGAAACGACAGCGCGACGCCGCTTTGCTGCACGCCGCCGACAAACTCCAGGTTAGCCACGCGGTAAATGTCGGTCACTGTATTGGCGATTTGCTCCATGTACAGCTGCACTGGATCGGGCGGTGGCGCTAAAAACTTGGGCTCGCCGCCCCCGGCCGGGTTGTAGGTCAGCGCGTTTTCGGTGCTGATGGTCATGTCTTTCAAGCGTTGGCGCTCGTTATCGTCCGCGACCGGCAGGGCCAGAATGGCAAAGGTTTGCGCGCGAAACAGCTCGCGCATCTCCGAGCGGGCGTTATACAAATCCCAATTTAGGCCGGCCAGATCGTAGAAGAAGCTTTGCGCGGCGCTGTCGGTAGGGTTGAGCGGTTTGGCAATATGCAAGCGCACCACCGGCACGCGGCCAATGCTGTATTCGCCTTGCTCGATCACGTCGCTGCCGTCTTGCTCTTTGCTCAAGCGCCAACCGGTGGTGGTGTAGGTGCGATAGCGGGTTTCCTTGCCATCCAGTTCGCTAAACGTCACCGAAGTCCAGGTGCCGGCGGCGTCCTTAGTTTCCGCAACCAGCTGGCTTTTTAAGCGCAAGGCCATATACGGCATGGCTTGATCGGCGCGGGTTTGGCCCTGGGTTTTGGGCTTGTCGACAATTACGTACACGGTGCCCAGGATCATAGCCAAACGCTGGTAACTGCTCAGCAATGTATCCAGCTTGCCGCCCGCGCCGTCGGCATTGGTGGCAAATTTGGAATACAACTCGTCGCTTTCGCGGGTGGGGGTTTGTTTCCACAAAAAGCCCATCATCACATTGACGATCTTGCGGCTAAAGTTGGGGTACACCGCCAACTCTTTGCGGCGAGCCAGCTTTTCTGTGGTTTCGCGTGGGTGCGGGATGAGATACGCGCCGTTGGCAAAACCGCCCTGGCCGCTGTAGGCATCAAGCAGGAATTGATCGGATGTGCGGTCTATAGCCATTTCAACCTCATCGGAGTGTAAGCAGATCCCGCTGCGCCGTTGCTAGCGGCGCTTACGCCCAGGGCGAGTGCCCAAAAGCGGTCGGCGTGGCCGTTTTCGGAACGCTCAGCGGTAAAGCGGATATTCCCGGCCAGCGTGGTGACTTTGGTCACGGCGCGCAAATCGGCACGGATAGCGGGTTTGTAAGGAATGCGCAGCTTTTGATCTTCCATCGCACCGCGCACGGGATAAGCCAATTCTTCTTTGACGCGATTGGTAAACGTGACGGCCTCGACACGGTATTGACCAAACTGCTTTTGCGCGTCGTCCGCCCAGCCAATCCCCAAGCCCGTCGCGTCAATGCATGTGCGCTCCATCAAGGCCATGATCGGCCACAGCACTTTTTCTTGATCAGGCTTGCTCATGTTCTGCAACTCAATCACGGCGCGGGTGTAGAGCACATCGCCCAGCAGCTCCAGCACCCACAGCACGGTTAAGTCTTTCTTGCGGCCAATATCCAGCCCAGCGAACAGTTGCGCGCCACGGCGTTTAGCTTCAGCCAAATCCACTTCCCATTCGTCTTTCTCGCTGTACTCACAGCGGGCAATCAGGTCGTATTCCAGGAAGGCAGAATCGTCGTCGGCTGGCTCGCACATGTACTCTTGCAGGAACGATTCTTCATCGGCGCAACCGGCCTTGATAAAGTCGAAATAGGCCGCTTCGTCCATTTCGTGGACTTCGTGCTCTTTCGGCAGGGCCTTTTGCAGTTTCCACAAAAAGCCGGCATCCAGCGCATCTTGCAGCGTGACGCGGTGCAGGCTGATGTTCTTTGGGTTGTTATGCTCGCGGACTTCGCGAATCAACTGGTTAAAAAAGTTGTGACTGCCCCGGTGGGTGCTGATGATCTCCATCGAGCCGCCCCAGGTAATACCGGGATACGCGATGCTCCACAGCTTGCGTGGATCGGGATGCAAGGCAAATTCGTCCAGGATACGCCCGCCGCGCTTACCGGCCTGAGCATCCGGGTTGGATGACATACTGTGTATGCGCTTGCCGCTGGCAAACTCCAACACGTAGGCTGTTAACTTGGTTTTTTCGTCAATCACGCGCTCGCCCAAGTCTTCGGCGGCAATGGCGAGAATATTGGCGAATAGTTTGCAGTCTTCAATAAACAAACGGGCTTGCAGATCGTCGCGGCTGGATACCCATTGATCCCACTTTTGCCCGACCATCGCGGTACGCTCGGCGGCTTTGTAGGCCGTAGACCAGCTGATACCAATCTGCCGGGATTTCTCCATCAGCTTTAGCCGCGCGTCGTCCTTGATCCAGCGTTCCTGGAACGGCAGGAAGATGGCGTCGGGGTTGGCGGGGATAATCTTGGCGGACATTACGCCGCCATGCCTAACGCTTCGCGAATCCGTGCCACCCCGGCTTCCGATACGCCTTCGGCTTTGGCGGCGGCGCTGGCAGCTTGGGCCGCTTCTTCGCGGGCCTTACGTTGGGCCTCGGCCTCAAATTCTTTTTTCCATTTAGCTGAACCAATGGCACTTCGACCGATATCGGCGATAGCTCGACCCAACTTAGGCACAATGGCGGCTTTGTCGGCGGCGTCCCAGCCTTGCATCTCCTCAAGCACATCCATAATCTGATCGATAGCCACCATTTCAGAAGCTTCCAGCAGAGCGGCTTTGCCTTCATTGCTCATACCTCCCATGGCTTTGGCGATTTCCACACGTTCCCGAGCGCGGTTGATGGATTTCTGCATAGCCGCCTGCAATTCAGAGCCATGGCGATGCACAGCTGAGCGGCTAATTTGATAGCCTTGCTCGGATAACCAAGCGGATAAACCGGCATAATCGCTAAAGCCGCTGTCTATAAGCTTGCCGTTCAGCAGGTTTAACAGATCATCGGGTAAGGTGGTGATGGCACTACGGGGAGGCATTACTTAGGCTCCGGCCGCGCCACACCCGGCACCGTGCTTAAGCCTTGCCGCACATCGCCGCCCTTGGCCGTCAGCGTGGCAAACCAGACGCCGCCGGGTTGATTGGCTAGCACCAAGCCTTGTTCGTGCAACCATTGCAGATCGGCGCGCAGGCTATCGGTGCCAACGGCCTGGGCTTGGCGGGCTAGTTCGTTTTTTATATCGACTTCATGCGCGGTATAGGTGGCGACATTGTTCAATATCTCTAAAATCGTTAACCGTCGGTGTGCGGTCATGTGTTGGCTATAGTCCATTGTTACCTCACTAGGTTGGTATGTTTCTCGATGCCGTGATGCCGCCATTCCACGCGGCGCACACCAAAGGCGCGAAGCTTGTGTTGCAGCTCTCGCCGGTCTTGATGGCTGATAGATGCTTCCAGGCCTTCCAGACGGGCGACGCCTAAATCGTTGATCAGCACGACGATGTGATACAGATAGGCATCAGTCATTTCGTGCAGCGGCTTATCCACGTTCACCGAGTTAACAAAGCCACGGGCGTGCAGCATTAGCGGGGCGACATGTACGCTCATGATTTATGATCCCGCCAAAATGTATCCATGCGTGATGTCAGCTTTTCCACGCTGACCAGCGTGGCTTGCACCGCAGATATAGCTGCTGTTAATCCCGCTACGGAGTCCGATACCTTGCGGATTTCCCGGTATACATCCGCCAGGTTGTCGTGTGTTGGCTGCTTTTCCACGACCGCTTCCATACGTACTATTCGTCCGGCGTGAGCGTCCAAACGCTGGTCTATCCGCTCTTCAAGCTGGGATATGCGTAGATGGGTTTTATCGTTTTTACGGTCCAGATACAGCCAAATGCCAAACGCACCCACCATAATTTTGTAAACAACATCCAGCCACTCGGCAAATTGTCCAATGCCCATAATCACTCCTTAAACGTTACCGGCACGCGCGTGATGATGCGCAAATAGATATTGGCCACCGACACCGCGCACATGTAAAACAGATAACCGCCGTCCGGCAGGTAATCGCGCACCAAATGCAGGTTGCTCTCCAGCAACGGCAATACGGCGGCCGCCACGTTGAACCAAAAGGTTTTACTGCCCAGAATGTGTTTGGCGTTATCCATCGGTTTTTCCTGTCAAAAAAGAGCCGAGGCAAAGCCCCGGCTTTGAGTGTCCGCCATTTTTTAAGAGGTGGCGGCTGCGCTGCTGTCGGTAGCGTTTTCGTTAGCGGCGTCGGCGCTGGGCTCGTCGCTGCGTAAAATGTCGGTGATGGTTAGGTCAAAGTGATCGGCCTCGGTATCACCGTCATACACTTCAAACTCGAATGACTGGGTAATGCTCCTAATGCCGTCGCCCAAGTCCGCGTCACCGCTGACGGTTAAGGTAGCCAAGCCTTTGCCGACCACCTTGACCAAAAACTGACCGTCGCCCACTGGCGTGACCAGCAACACGTTCGGATCGGAAGAGACGATGCTAATAGCGCCGTCGATGGCTGCGGATGCGCCGGCATAGGTTAAGGCCAGTGCAGTGACGATAAATTGGGTAACTAGCGAACTAATGCGTTTCATTTCGTGAGGTTCCATAGTGATGATGTAATCCGCAAAGACCGTGCGTAGGGCAATACGGGTGGGTTTTTCTCCGGAATATTTGTACTCAAGGAACAATATCCAGAAAAACAGGATAAAAACGGCAGTAACCAAACTGCCGAAAACGTGAATCAAAAATTCAAACAAGGCTCTGTACTCCGCACAAAGCGCAGATAGTCGCGGTGCGAGATACCGCTGTTCATTAAATCCAGATGGCTGCTGTTTTTACGCAAAACCGCATCCGAGTAACGGGCCAATGCCCGGTCTAACTGATCGGAATAAAAGCGCACATCCTTTCTTGCAACTTCAAGACGATGCCGGGCGCGGGCAAATTCTTGACCCGACAAAGCGGCATCTATCTCAGCGACAGCCACTATTTGCATTAACGGGTTTTGTTTCATACAGGCTTCTCAAATAAGGCGCGCTCGGCGGCGCGGCGTTTTACTAAACCGGGCAATGGGGCTTTTTTGCCGTCAATAGTCCCCATCACCCAACGGTCGAACTCGGCAGCAGCGCCGGCAAAGTCTCGGGCATGCAGCTTGTGGCGTAGCGCAGATTGCGCGTAGCGGCCTTGGCCGATGTTGAAAATCAGCGAGACCAGCGCATCGAATTGGTTTTGATTAATCAGGACAGGCGTAACAGAGCGCAGAAACAGCGCGGTTTGCTCGACATCGCGATACAGCAGTTCTTTGACCTTGTCCTTGCTAGTGGTCAACACCACTTGCGCCTCTTGCGTGAGGATGCGGCGGCTTTGGCATTCGTCCACGATGCGGGCCAGCGTGCCGGCGTCGACACGGAACAACCCGAAATCCCACTTTGGCAAAATCACATGACCGCAGCCGATGGTTAGGCGATTGGCCGGGCACAGATACGCCTGTTGGCGCATGCCTTCGAACTGGGTAATCAGTTCGATTGCGGCCTCGGTGGCGTCATGGGGGTTGTCGGTGTTCATGGCATCTCGCTCGAAAGTGATGGCGAGAGTTTAAGGAACAGGGGGAAAGCGACGTATGTGAACTGCTTCGGATGGCAGCGATGTGGGGGGCGGGGACAATGCGCAGCACCATCCCTTTTTTGAGCCTACCATGAAAACACTTTTAAAAACCAGCGGCAGAATTTTGCAATGGTTGCTGTATCTGATTGTTCACCTGGCCATCGTCATCGCCCGCTATCCGCTGGCACCGATTGCCGTGGTGTTTTTTACCAGCAATGACCGGCGAGACCTGCTGTTTCCGTTTACCTGGCTAGGCACCATCGATAACGACCTGGCCGGCGACAGCGGCTGGCAAACCGAACATATCATGCCCGGCAGTGACCCACTGAGTACCTGGAACCGCATCAAATGGTTATGGCGCAACGGTGGCAACCGATTGAATTACCAACTGCTGGGCTGCCCCGATAGCGTGTTATTCCGGCTTAAATATGACTGGTTGCAAGACAGGGACTGGTTGTGGCTGCGCCCAGACGGCTATTGGATGCTTCGGGCTTATATCCCTTTCAGAGATGTAGTGATATTTGAAAACGGCCAATTTTGCTGGCGGCTCACTAAACGCTATCTGAACCTATTTTGGGGCTGGTCGTTATTCGGGCCGATTGACGGAGGTTGTAAATTTACGTTTACCACCCGCATTAAAAGCGCCAAGCCCGCATAAATCCTATTGCTGGTTTTCCAGCGCCTGCCTAATCGCGCACTCGATAAACCGGTTTTTCCCTCGACCAAATTCATCCAGCGCCTTGAGCAAATCCGGGGGTAGGCGGATGGTCAGGGACTGTTTGGCGGTCGGTTTTGTGGTGCCGACCTTCCGGCCGGCGCCTTCGCGGTTGCCGCCTCTTTTTTCCGTGCCGTCCATCAATCGACGCCCGGCACGCCGAGATAGCGCTCTAGCTGTTGATACAAATCAAAATCGGCGTTAGTCAGCATCGACGGCCCGCGCGGCCGCTTATAGTCGCTGAAATCGGCAAAGTCCGAAAACAGCTGGGTGAGTTGCTCGGCTAGAGCGGTGATGCGCTCGCGGTATTCTTGTTCCGTTGACATATTTTTGAACTCGGCTATAGTTGGCCTCGGGATCGCCGAGGCCTTATTGAAGCATGCTCTATGCAATAGCGACTAAGTAACGATTAGTCGTTTTCCTCGGCGATCTCGATATCCAATATGTCTGCCACGCCATCCACATCGCCCGAGAAAGTCAGAACCAATTCTCCGCCGGTATAAATCAGCACCCAATACTGATTTTTTTGGTCGGAAAATACGCCGATATTGTCTCCAGATCCTTCGATTGCGTGCCACCATCTAGCATCTGTCGATTCATCGTCAAGCGCTATGCCATTGGCTAGCATGTGTTCGTCGTCAAGATATTCGGACGGAATAGTAATGGCCGTTGTTTCTGCGTCTGCAATTAGTTTGTTTATTTGTTCAATTGTACATGCGCTCATTTCGTTCTCCTGATTAACACGGGTGCCGCCTGGTCGGTTATGGATGCTTTCCACGGTTTTAATGATACGCTATTTTTGATTAATTGCAATACAAATAATCAAAATAATGTGATTTAATCCACAAAAAAGGCCGGTTAAACCGGCCTTGAAAGTGTTTAAGTTTTACGAAAAGTTAACGCGGCCAAGTCTGGTTTAACTGGTTACGGGCGGCGATTAACTCTTCGGCCAGATAGGCCAGCAGCATGGCTTGCTTCTCGCGGTTGACCACGTGCAGGTCTTTTTCCGGTATCAGCAGGTCACCGACCGCCTCAATGCAACAGGCGATGCGGTCGATACGATCCAACGCATTTAGGGCGGGGTTCATGCTAACCCCTCATTGGCGGCCAAGTCGCCATCTTTGTGCGCATGAAAAATGACTTGGCGCACGTTGACCCGCGTAATACCCAGCTCTTCCGATATTTCGGCACGAGTAAAACCTTGTTTTATCCGCTCGCAAATCAACTCGTATTGTTTCTTTTTAGCGGTTTTCTCGTATTGCTTGAGCTCATCTACCGTCAAAATGACCTGAGCCTTGCTCAATTTGCGGGAAGCATCACGCAGCATGGTTTCGCAGGCTTGTAACTGCGCCAACGTCAACGGTTGGTCTAAATTGGGGATAACCTGATAGCTGCCGGTTTTGCGGATCGCCGGCAAGACATCATGCGTTACCCAGCGCTTGAAGGCTTTTGCGGCGGGCTTTTTGCTCGTGAGGATGGCGCTGTATAGGCCGGATTCGTTGATGCAGATAATCCCTCTGCCGCCGGTATCTGGCCCCAAACCGCCGATTTGGCGGTTTGACTTTTCGTCCTCATCCAACCGGCCGGTCATCTTATGAGCGTCACTGTATTCGAGGATTTCCGCGACGTGTTTGGCGATAAACCAAGGCTCGCCGATGGCATCGACAATAACTTGCAGTTGATGGGTATGGAATTGGAAAGCTTGAAGTGAATTCATGATGGTTTCCCGTGAAAGTTGAAAACCGACACCATGACGCCAATCAGGGTGCCGGACTGAACAGGTTGGCGTACCGGTCACAGGGTCCGGCCCGTCTTGCGACGGCCTGCCCAGCCCGACATGACTGTAGAGCTTGAGCAAAAGACACAAAAAAACCGCTCAACGCGGTTAATTGAGCCTGCGAATCCGAGACGCCAATCCCGAGCACTGGATTTTGCCAGTGCCCGATTAGGTTAGCCCCTCGGTTTGAGAGTTGTCAAGAAATGCTTTACTACTGAATTTAACGATTTATTGTTTTGGCGGAAGGATGTTCTTTTCGCCGTTGCAATGGTAATACTCCGCCAACATGCTGCCTTCCACATTACGCGAATAGTTGCCGGTAAACGGATTGGTGGTCGCCCGTTCGTCTTTGGAGACTTGGCCGATGACTACGGTATTAGCGCCAAACGTGGTAGCCCGCTGCTTGTACCAGTCGTAACATTCCAGCCCCGCTCTCGCGCATGTTTCCTGCATTTTGTAAGTGCAATTGTCCGGGGTTTTTTCTTCCAACCGCACATATTGCCAGTTTGGGTATCGATAGTTGGTACTGCACCCACCGGCCAATAAACAGATTGTTGCCAATATCACTTTGCTTTTCATACGTGCTCCTTTGTTAAAAATGGCCGAATTATCGGCGGAAAAGGTTAAAGACAAAAGCCCCAGGCTTGCCCTGGGGCGCTTGGCTTTAAGCTTTAAGCAGCCACCGCATCCTTCAAAGCCTTGGCGGCTTTCAGCTTGATGCGTTTGCCTGCGGGGATGTCGATCTCTGCGCCGGTTTGCGGGTTGCGGCCTTTGCGGGCTGCGGTTTCCACGACGCTGATGGTGCCAATTTCATGCAGGGTGATACTGCCGTGGATATGCAACTCTGCGGCAATCACATCGGCCAGGCCGCGAAGGGCCATATCGGCATCGGTTTTATGGATACCGGTGTTGTCGCTGATGGTTCTGACTAGATCACGGTGGTTCATAGTGGATTACTCCGGTTTGTTAAAAAATGGTTAATCGTCGAATAGGTCGAAATTAAGCGCGGCCGGTACGGCTTGGCCGACGATGGTGATGATTTGCCGCTCGGTCAGGCCGTATTTACGGCACAAGGCAAAGTTACCCATGCCGTTGCTGCGGTCATGACGGATGCGCTCATTACGCATGGCCAGCATGGCCGCGTGGGCTTTGGGGATTTGATACACCGTGGCCCCGCCAAACATCTCGCAAAACTTCGCGGCCAATTCCATGCCCAGCAACTCGGCAAGGCGGTGGTCGGGCGTAACGTTTACCGGCACGGTTAAATGCCCGCCGCCGTAGGCCCGCCAGATCAGCCACATAGTTTCCTCGCCACAATACTCGGCGATTTGCAGCAGGCTATCGGGTAGCAGGTGTTTGGGCAGCAGGTGTTTGGGCAGCGGGGTGTTCATGGCTATTGGGCCTCCTGGATTTGTTGTTGCAGGGTGTCTATTTTGATTTGCAGGTCGGTCAGCGCTTCCAGGCTGTTTTCGCTGGGGGCTTGCTGATGTTTGGCTTCCAGCTTGGCAAAGTCGTCTTTCAACTCCCGCAGCTGAAATGTCGCGCCGAGTAAAAACTTGATCTTGGCGCGGTTGGCGGCGGCTTTGGCTTCCGGGTATTCCGGCGCCGGTAGTTGGTCGTCCGGATAGATGCGCGACGGCAACAACAAGCGCAATTCAGACGGGCTAGGCCAGCGGCGTGACTGGCTGGCCAACTGGGTAAACGCCGTCCGCAGCCGTGGCCGGTCTAGCGTTTCTTCCCAGGTAATCGGCCAGTTTTTCGCGACGTGATACCAAACCCCGGCCGTGTGCTTGACCGTCTCCGCGCTGGGTCCGCCTTCCAAGTGCAGCACCACCAGCCCCATCAAGCCCTTGCTGATCGCCTGGCGTAACCATTCGATGTCGTTAGCTGTTTCCATTGCCGAAATCCTCCAACGCTTGCAAGGCTTGCGCGGTTTTGCTGGTTTTTTTGTTGGCGCCGTAAACCGTCAAGCCGTCGACGTGGTCCTTATTGGCCTGGCCGGCACCGATGTCGGCTTTAAAGCCATGACAATCACCCAGCACCTTGCGCAGATAGTTGTGGTTGCTCAACGGATCGCCGCCCTTGGCGCGGATTTGCTCTACAGTGATACGCATGGCCTCGGCCAGCGCCGGCAGCGATTCCGACAACGCCAAGACTTCTTTCGCCATTCGCAAGGCTCTATCGCTTGCCAGGTCGCGGGTATGAGAGCGGAACAAGCCCAAGTAACCCACCAGCGCAAAGCCGGTTTCACCATCGAGTTTGGCGAGGATGCCCAACAGCTCGCGGCCGGCTTCGTCCTGGGCCATGGCGTCCAGGCTAATGCGGGTGTGGCAGACGGGGCATCTATTCAGTTGCATCGGTTTTCCGTCCTTCCCGCTTGGCATTCTTCACCAGCGCCGCAATAATCCCGCTCAGCTCATCGTGGTCGCAGAACTCCAGGGCGTCTTTTTTGTACATGCGCTTTGCCATGGCGTGGGCGTATTCCCACGGCCGTTTGGCTTCGGCCAACAGCGCCTCGATCTTGCTCAGCTTGGCGTTGCGGTCGGAACCGCTCGGTAGGTTATTGGGCTTGCGGCCGTGCTTTTTCTTACTGACAAACACCACGCCGGCTTTCTCAAGGTGCCGTAGCACCTTGTTCAAGCCTTCGTTAGTCAAATCCTTGCTGGATTTAACGCCGCCGATGGTCAGCAGCATGGCGCGGTAGGTTTCATCGTCCATGCCAAGCTGCTTTTTGCCCAGGTGGATTTTTCCCAGCGCGGCATAGCGCTGGGCTTTATGTTTTGGGTTGGTATGGGTGTGCGGTTGATTGCTCATGCCTCACCGCCTTGCAATTCCAGCTCTAACTGATCGGCTTCAGCATCCGCTAGACGCGCTTTTTGCTGTTCACTGAAATAGACCTCATAACGTGGCGATTGCTTGGCCTGCTCGAAATGATGTTGGGCAATGCTGCGCAATTCGGCAATACGTTTCGTAGTAGCGTATTTGCTCATGACTACAACCCCGCAATATCCATAGTGATTTGCCGATACTGGTTGGTATCGCCAATCCGCTCATACATGCGCAAATATTCGCTAGTAGAAGTCACTTGAATGGAATCCTTCAGGGCGTCCATAGCCTCTTTCCACTTGGGATGCTCGATCTTGACGCGCATCAAGCCGAAGATGCGGCCTGTGTTGATCTTGCCTTGGCGGTCGGCCTGGAAAGCGTGTTCGACCAGCACCTTGATTTCGGTATTGCTATTGGCCGTCCATTCGTGAATACACTCGTCGATCAGAGTTTTAGCGACTTGCAGACGCTCATCAAATGCCAAAGCATCGCTAACGGCCAGCAGCACTTTATATTTGCCGTCGTAACTGACCAGGGACAGATTGCCTTTCTTGCCGCCCCATTTCACGCCATATTGCTCGGCAGACAGCTCACAAAACGCGGCGATATCGGCCAGCACTTGGTGCTTCCATGTACGCATCTGTTCTTGCAGCAATAAGCCGCCCTTGACGATAGTTTTAACGGTGTCATCCCGCAGCAGGTCGATTTTCTTGATGCCGTCTTCCGGCACTAAGCGGCCAAAGCTATCGGCCCGGTAGCCCGGTGGTAATAGTGTTGTTGGCGTATTCATGCGGCTTTCTCCTGATCGGCAGCGGGTTCTTTGTATTCGAATAAGGTCAACAGCTGCTGGCAGGCGTTGGCTAGCCATAGCAGTTCGGTCGAGGCTTGGTGTTGAAATTGGTCGATACCGTCGTCGGCGTCGTATTCGTCATCTTGCGGATGAAAGAAAATGCCTTTTTTGACAAACTTTTCGTTTAAGCGGAAATGCACGTCTTTGTTGCCGATTTCTAATTCAGTGACTTTGTAGCCTTGCTCTAAGGCTTCGATTAAGCCCAGCTTGGATTCCTGGATTTCCAGGGCTTTAACCGAAAGGGCGGTGCCATTCTCGCCTTTCAATTTACAGACGCCGCCGATTTCAAAGCCGGCCAAACCATCGCCGCCATCCAACAGGCTTTTTAGCTTGGCTGTCAGGCCGTTGCTGATACCGCTGATATAGATGGTGGTTGCCTTGATGCTGCCCACGGCGTGAACCAGGCGGTTACTTAATACATCCGCCAGGGCTTTACTGGCGGTGGCAACCACCAACAGCCGGTCTTTCGGACGATAAAACGCGGCTACGTGGCGGCTTTGGCTCAGCGCCTTTTTGACCAGGTCGTTGTACACATCGTCTCTAACCCGCAATACTTCTTTGAATGGCAGCTTTTCACCGCGTTCAGTCTCTATTTCGTTTACGCGTTTATTGACCTCGGTACCAATTACCGATGTAGGCAGAATCTTTTCATCGAAACGCAACCGAAAGCAGTAGCCATCCGGAAACGGAAACACGTAGCGGTCGTCTTTAACCGGCACAAAGCCGGCTATGGAAAACTCCGCCTCGCCCAGTTCGCGGAAGGGATGCTCGGCCAGGTGTTTTTCCAGCGTGGCCGCTGCCGGCAGGTCGCATTTGTAGGTAATGGCGTTTTTAATCAGGCTCATACTGTCCTCTCAATAATTTTGGTTTGGGGTTCGTTGTAGCCGCGTTGGTCTTGCATCCAATCCGGCACGATGGTGATAATCAAGCGCTTGCCGGGTTTGTAGCATTGGCGGGCGGCTATCTTTTTCAAGGCAATGCGGTTGCGCTGCGTTGGCCCGACATAGGCGCCGGTTATAAACAGACGGCAGGCGGCATTGAAACGCTGGTCCGTTTCGTTTGATTGGCCGGCCCGCGCTTGGGAGCCGGCGATGCTGACTTCCTTTTTAACGTCTCGATTTTTGCACCACGCTAAAATCTGTTTACGCGAATAGCGCCGGAAATTACCGGCCTGACCGGGTACGGATTGCGTTTTGGGGAAGCCGGGCAAGTACGGAATCGCTTTGCTGAGCATGTGTTTATTCACGTCCATCAGCTCGGCTACCTCGGCTTGGGATAGATGCTCGGGGAGTTTTGCTTTAGTCATGCCACATCGCTCCGGCCAGCATCACCATGCCGAAAAACATCAGCACGAATATCACGACCATACCCAGACGATAGCGGCATACCTGTTTCGCCAGGGCGTCTATCACCGCGCAGGCGGGTTGATGGCGGGCGGCTTCGCCTTTTGCCTCGAAGCCCGTCGCTAACAGAGCACAGCTGAAAAACCCTACTGCGTAACCGAAGCACGCCACTAACACCGCAATAATGATTGTGAGCATGTCCATCACAGGCCTCCGGTTTTCATAATGCCGACTATCGCCAGGATGATGATGACCACCACGGTTTCGACGTGGTCCATCAGCGTGTAGCCTTGCGCGGCTCGTTTAGCCAATTGGCTAATTGCTGCGTCGCGAGTGGCGCGCTGCGCTTGTTTGCGGTCATGTTCAGTCAGGATGGCGATGTAATCGTCAACCGTGGCGCGTTTGCGTTTGATTGTTGGCATGCTTCACCTCAATTGATGGTTGGTTTAGTGGTTACGGATTGCACAAAGGCGGCGGCTTGCGGCATGTCTATATCGCGGGTGCCGTGCCAAACGTCGATGGCTTTTTGCAGAAAATCACCCAGCTCGGTGGCTGGGGTTTGGGTCAACGGCTGACCGATTTGGGCCGGATGCGCCAGGGTTTTAATGCTTAGGCTGCCGTCGGGTTGATCGTCTATGCTGATAATGACGTGAGTCATGGTTTAGCTCCTTTGTGGATACAGTTTTGGCAGGCGCGCCAGTGTTGCAGGCCCAGCGGGTTACTGGGGCGGCGCTTGGTGGCATAGTCGCGGCATTGCTCGTGGGTTAAGGTTTGTGCCAGGTGCGGGCATTCCACGCCGCCATAGGCCGTTTCAAACTTCTCCAGAATCTTCTTTGGATTCGCGGGATATTTGTCGTTAACCACCAAACTCAAGGTGCAGCGTTTAACGCCGATCTTGTCGGCGACCTGGGTGATATTGCTGTCCGCCACCGCTTGTTTCAGGCGTTGCAAGGCTTCAGTCTGCTCAACCATGACTACCTCCGTTGCAAGCGAAGTCGGTTGCTCTATTGATTTCTTCAGCTAAAGCTCTTGCTACGTAGGCACTGGCTAATAGCACTACCGTGTCACCTGGTAGCCTAACCATCATCGCAATACCGCCGTCTTCTGCCGGTACTACACGCACTGCCGCATTGTCTGGGATTCGATATTTACGCATCGCCGTCTCCTTTGGTTTCCGACCAGACCACTTTGCCCAGGTTAGGGTCGTAGACCTGCTTGATGCGCTGAATCATGGGCGGGCGCGGGCCGGTGTTTTTGCTGGGGATTAGCTGGTATTTACAAGCGCCTTTAAACGGCTTGGAGTCGTTTCGAGTCACATAGCCGGCTTTGTATAAATTCGCCAAGTAGTCTTTCGCGAAGGCCGGAGTAACCGGGTGTGTGGCCGTGCTAGCCAGTGCGGCCAGCTCCCTATAGTTAACGGGGTGATTAACTGCACGTAATGAGCGCCACACGTTTTCCTGTTCACGACCCAGTGTCACCTCGCTGCCGTCCCTGCGAACGCGCGGGGCTTCGACGCCGTTGTCTTTTATCAGCTTGTATAGGCCAAAGTCGTCCAGCTCCAGATACTGACCGGCCAACAATGATTTGACATAGGTTCTGGTGGTATCTCGGTGAATCGTGCCTGGCAGAGCGCCGACCAAGGCCGGTAAGGTGATGCCGTTGCGACTGTGGCGAAGTTGCTCCCAAATCAACTGGCGTGGCGACTTGCCGCCGGCGTATTCCAGGTGAGCGGGTTTACGGTTATTCGTCATCCTTACCCCCGTTCAAGCCAAACCATTCACTGTATTGCATGCCGTCAAAGCTGGCATATTGCTCACCAACGCTGTTTTCAGCGACATTCAGCCAGCCGCGTTCTTCCAGTGACCTTGCTGTGACATGTGAATGATCGGCATAAAAGCCTTTTATTGCCTTGACCATTACACCGTCGCCCATGGCTTCGTAATCAGCCGCACAGGCATTCAATAGCGCTGATTGCTTCTTGGTGAATTTATTAGTGGACATTCGCAACTCCTTGCTTGCTGCGCTCCAATTCGGCAATGGCACGAGTCATGCCAGAAGATACCTTTTTCAGCGTTTCCAGGTTCATGCCCAACACGATAGGCTCGGCACCACAATCGCAGCTCAGGTTGAGAAAGCACGCGCCATCATTCATGTTCAAAGCCACCGACGATTGACCGTATAAGTGGTCGAACTTGCCTTTTTTGACCCATACGCCAAACGGTATTTCGGTTAATTGGCTGGGTTTTTTGTCAGTAGATTTTTTCATCACACCACCCTCCGCTTCGGCGCTTCGCCGCTGTAAAACGTGACGTTGTGGGCTTTGCACCAACCAAGATCGATGCCTTTTGCGCCGTGCTCGGCGGCTGCTTCGCGAATTTGATCCAGGTTGACGCAGACCCGTCTTACCGAACCATGACTATCCGCCACCAGCTTGCGCAACAGCTCGTCGGCGCAATCGATGCCGGGTGCGTAGACGCTGGACAAGCGCCGTGCGTCTTCCAGATCGACAGGCAGCGCGGGCACAAAAGCCAGGATGCGGCCATGGAAGCGTTCCCACTTTTTCAGCTTTTGCGGTAGGTTTTCCTCGCCGATGATCAGAATCGGCGCTTGGCTGCCTTCGTAGATGTCGCGGACCAGTTCGACGGCTTTTTTATCCACCACGTGGTCCATTTCATCGATCACCAAAGGCCGTTGGCTGGCGCTGAGCTGGTCGCAGACTTGGTCTAACATTTCGCCTGTAGTTTGCGCGGGCTTGATGCCCATTTCACCCAGAATTTTTTGCAGGATAACTTTCTTGCTCCAGATGCTTTTGACCTGGATGTAATAGCCGCGCATCTGGTTGCACAAGTAATTGCTGCTCAGCGATTTTCCCCAGCCGCTGGGGCCGTAGAAACAGACCATGCCCGGCAAGTTGGCATTGCGCTCTATAGCGCGCTCCAACGCGGTCTGGCACTGCATCATGTTGCCGATATGCGCGATACCGGGGCTGTTGATTTCTGCTATCATTTTGTCTCCGTGACCGCCATGGATGGCGGAAATGTCGCTGTTGTATGGAACATTCAGCGACGGTTAACCGGTCGCGGAATCGCGGCCGGCGTTGTAATACGCTTCCCAGGACTTATATTTGGCGGTCGTTGGGTAGCTGCTCATAAACATCTGCAATTCATCCGGGATTGCCGTCCCGTTTGCAGATTTTTGGGTCCACTCGCGCCAGAACAAATGGCGCTCGCGGGGGTCTTCCGGGATGGTGACAGCCATCCTGGTCGATACTTTCTCTTCGATCTTCTTCGCAGTGATTTCCAGCCCAGGCACTTGATTGGCGGGGATGGCTTCAAGTAGTCCATAGTCGGCGTCCAATAAGCCGTTAAGCTCGATGTCCGCCACATCAAAACGCTCTTGGCCCAATTTCTTTTTGGCCTTGGCGCGTTGAATCTTCAAATTCTGTCTTGGTGTGATTGGGAAAGCGGCTACCCGGTTGCCGTTCCACTCAGCCACGCAGATCGCCACACCATCCAAATCCGTTACCCACACCTGATCGGCGTTGTATAAGTCGTAATACATCCTGACCTTGGTATTGGCAGGCAAAGCCGCCAATGCCGCGTGGAAATAGATGTTGTTCAAGTGGCGAATTTCGCCGCGAGCCGGCGTCCGTTCTTTAAATGGACGATACAGCGTGGCTTTTTCGTCATCCGTCAAATGGCAATGCCAGCTATCGTCGAAGTTGGCGTAATACACCTCGGCCGGCGTTTTGCCGCCCAAAGCGCTATGTTTGTGCTGGGTGTTGTACCACTCAAATCGCGCCTCGCAGGCTGCGATAAATTCTTCCCAAAACGGCACGTTATCTGGCATCTCGCCATTCTTGTTTTTAGCGGAATTAATGGCGACGGTGTTCTTCCGCAGGGTCTCGGCATCCATACCGGTGCCTTGGAAGGTCGGAAACTGTTTGGCGGCCCAAATCGTGGTAACGTCCCACATGCCTTCAATAATGCCGCGTCCTTGCGGATTGCCTGGGATGCCGGTTTCGTGTTGCACGCCCAACCTTGCTAACATGCCGCCAGCAGGGCAGTCGATGGTTTTGGCGGTTTGGCCGGAACCGTTATCGCTGTAATAGATCAGTGGTTTGCCATGCTTGACCATCGCATTGCCCAAGGCTTCTGAAACCGCGATTTGGTTTTCCGACAAACTAAATGCCCATCCCACGATAAACCGGCTGGCAGCATCAATTATTACTGTCACTTCAGGCGTAAACGCCAGACGGTCTGGCGCATCCGGATGCCGCACCTTGGCTTTAAAGCTGTGACCGTCGCCTACCCAAATCTCGTTGGAATCGCCTGACCAATCCCGTCGCGTAAAAGCCTGCATGGCTTTGTACTCAGCACCTGTCGAGCGCCCCCATTCCAATACCAGTTTCGGCACGGTTTTCAGCAACCGCCGCACGGCAAATTCACTGGGGATGGATTCGGATAAACCGCGCTCTTCAAAGTCGGCCGCAAATAGCCTATACGCTTCGCTAATCCCCGGTTTCTGCGGCTTCCGGTAAAAGCCAAAATACCAATTTAACCAAACCACATCGCGCCAATCGGTTTTCACGCGAGTTTTCATTGGCGTGCAACTGCCGGCATCGTCCCGCAACTTTGCCCAACGCTGTAAAGTTCTAGCCGCTAACTTCCCAACCCGTTCGGCATTCGCTTTATCGTTGCAATGCAATACAGCATTGTGCAGATCAATATCCAGAGTGCCAGCGGCAAAACCCTCGTTAATGAACGCTACCGCCTTTTCTAATTTTCCAGGGTATTTGCTGACAAAATTGAGAATGTATTGGCGCGCACCATCCCGAATGCGCTGCTTTTCGTCGGTTTTTACAGGTTGTCTATGTCCTGTTGGTAATCCTGCATATACCCCAGGAATAAGACCACCGTCAGATGTCCGCGCGCTGTTAACTGCCACCAAACCTTGTCCTGAAACTTGATTTTCCTGACCAGGCCCAATGTTTCCAGCTTGCGCACTTGCAACAGGTCCGTTAACAAGTCTTCCGTCATGATCTCCGGCACCTGATGAAACGCTAGCGAGTACGTTTCCGCCCATTCTTGCGTGTTCTGGTAATGCCACATCGGCATAATTGCATGTAGCTTTCCCTTGGCTTGAGCCAGGAACGACAACTGGTAGATAGTCAGCTGTTTTTCCATTGCCAGAATTTCGTCCATCTGCTGTTCGGTCATGTCCTCCATCGTTAACTTGTCTGGAAATTTTAGCACTTGCGGCTTGTCTTGCTTGCTCATTGCTAACTCCTGGGGTATAGCGTTTAATAAAAACAGCTTCTTGAATGTGTTGCGGCAACCGTTTGATCAAAAACCATTTTTTCTTATTTTTACCACGGCTTTTTCCTTCTTTACTTTCCCATTTGCCATCGTTGGCCATACGCTCAACGGTGCTTTTGCTTTTGCAAATCGCTGCTGCGATTTCCTCGGCATCGGCATACAGGTTTTTGTCGATCTCGCTCATTCCCGTTCACCCAACAGCTTTTTCAATACCTGTTCCTGCTTGCGCAATTGGTCTTTCATGCTTTCCAGCTTGCCCAGTTGCGCTTCCAAGGCCTCTTTACCAACGCTGAGTTTTGCCCCACGCAAATCCGCCAGAAAAGCCAACACTTCATGCGTTTCCAGAGCCATTTCCAATGCGGGCAGATACTCGGCCGGAAAGCGCCAGCCTTCGCGGCTTTCCGCTGTCCAGCTGTCCAATTGATGCTTGGTGATTTCATGCCCTACCAGCTCGCTCATCCGCGCCGCTATTTGGTGTCTGGACTTGGGGCAAGCCTTGATTTGCTCGCTAATCAGGTGCCTAAATTCCATGCCAATGTCTAACGATCCAGGTTTGTTGCCACGCTCAACCGGCACGGTAAAAAAGCCGTCAAACAGATCGACAGTCAATGCATCACGCGCTTTCATGGCTATTCATTTTTGCCAGTTTGGCATTGACGCTATTACGGCGGCGTGTAGACTGTAAGGCGTGGAAACCCACCAGTTTGCGAGTGCCATCTTTCTCATAACGACTGGGCCAAATCTCCTTGGGGTGTCTATCAAGGACTTCGGCAATGCGTTTTTCACCGGCGGGTGAGCTGTTTCGTAGCGCTTTGGATAGAGATGATCCATCGCTCAGCTGGTAATGTTCAGCTAACGAGGTGATCGTATAGCCGGCCATATTCAGTGCCGCGAGAATCTGTGCAGGGTGCCAATCGGTATCGGGTGCAACCGATACCGGATTGGCTTTTTTTGGGGCTGCTGTTTGCAT